ATCTCAAAAGAAACGGATTCCTGTTCAGGTTCTTTTTGCATTAACTCATTTGCACTCATTACAAACTCCTGTTCGCACTATACATAGGAAATATCAGCAGGGTCAAGTATGGTAGCTATAACATTATCATCATTTATGAGCCTTACCTCTAAACCATCCACTTTAAATCTATTTCCAGCATATCTTCCCATTAATACCCATGATTTTTCACAACACCATGGCCCTGATGGGAATTTATTTTCGTCTGTATAAGCATCAGGACCAACTTTCACGACATAAGCCGCAACAGTTGCATGATTTTCACGATCACGAACAGACTCTGGAATTATAATTCCACCAGCAGTCTTAGGTTTCATGTAATAGGGTATAACAAGAAGCCTGTATCCAACAGGAACAGGTAGTCTATCCATGACAGAGACATCCATCTCTGAAGGATCCTTAGTGTTCATATCGTTGTGTTCTGGATTATCAAAGCCCTTCGATATATCCTTCGGCACCTCACTTACTGGTGCTGTAGGTTTACTTGCCATCCTCTCTGGGACGAATAGTTTTTTAGCCATCCTCTAGCTCTATGCCTCTCATCGCGGTCTTCACATGTTCTTCACACTGAGTCAAGCCGCGTATTTGACCCACCATGAACCGATAGTCGGAGTAATCCTCTATCGCACCATCCGCCAACCGCTGTGTATAATCAGCTTTTTCTTGACGTATGTTCTTCAATAAGTATTCCGCAAGTACAATTGCGTCCATTATTTAGTAAGTCCTTTTTGCTTTTCATATGTCCTGAGTCCACCAATTCCAAGCATGCCACCTAAAACAGTCAACAATGTACCCATGTCAAACTCTGGTAACTCTGGTAACTCAAACCCAGCAAAAGAAGCACCAAATATTATTAGGTCTTTTAAAATAAAATGATATGCAAAAGCAATGGCACAAACCCAACCAACTGCTGGCCTCCAACCGCCTTTAAATATTGAACCAGAAGCTGCTTCTGCTTTATTAATCTCTAGTTGAGCAAGCAATGCTTCTTGAGCGTGTTTTTCTGACATGGTGGCTATTTCATGAGCCAACTTAGCCTTTTGATCTTTGTCCTCTATAAACTTATCTAATAGACCTGTAACAGGTCCAATCAATGCCTGTATCATCAATACACCTTTACTTGTTCTGAATTTACCCTTCTAGGAACGCAATATGCGGTTACTCTATCTTTCTCATCAAGATAATCGTTGAACTGATAGTTCCCGTATCTCTTTGAAACCTGTGAAGCAAAATAGTTACATTCTGTAACAGAATAGAAGTACATATCTGCACTTTCTAACTTGCGAAACTCTCCTGTGCCAAGATATACCAACAACAAAAAGGCATCTATCACTTACGACTCATCCAAGCTGTGGTTCCCATGTAGGCTCCAACAATACCTGCGCCACTGATATAAAATAAATTACTTATATCTGACAAAGCCTCAATACGTTCTAAAGGTATCCAAGGCGTAAACAGCGCGGCTGTAAATAAACCCATACCTATCAATGTATATCTTGCCATACGAAGTTGAGCCAAGCTCTTACGCAAATCACGTTCTGTTTCGCGTATTTCTTTAGCATGCTCAAGTTCCTCATCAGTGATCTCACCATCACCATCTAAGTCGTACTTGGCATATGCTGTGCCTTTTTGAAACTTCTTTTCTGCCATTACTTTTTCTTTTTAGCGGCTGCTTTCTTTGCGGGAGCCTTTTTCTCAGGCGCTGGCTTCATCGTTACTGTTACAGGAGCCTCTTCAACGACCTCAGCCGCAGGAGCGGGTTGTTGCGCGGCTTCTTTCATCAAACGTCTTTGACGCTTTTTCTCTTTTTCAACTTCATGAATTTTTGCATAGATAGAACTAGATGACATTATTGCCTCCTGTTTTGTAAATTAGCAGCGGCAATATCACGCTGCGTTTGAATGCGCTTCTCTGCAACACGAACCTTTTCTTCATTGGCCTCTTCTTGCAGATCAAGCCTCTGTTGATCAATAAGAACATCATTGCGCTCTTTCTCTTGATCAAAAGCCTGTCTTTCTTCAAACTGTCTTGAGCGCTCTTGAATTTCTGCGCCTCTCAAGGCAAGTTCTTGTTGTCTGATAGCCACGAGAGGATCAGTGTTATCAGCAGGAGCAACTGCTTGAGCATACTGTTCTGTCAGTTCGCCAATCAATTCTGCCGCTCTATTAGCTATCTGTATCTGCATTTGCTGCATCATCATAGGATCTTGTTGCATCATCATTTGCTGTTGTGGATCCATGGTCTGCATGATTTCCTGTTGCGCCATGATCTCAGCCATAAAGCCAATATGCTCTTGAATATGACCTTGAAGCGTCATAATGACATTGGCGTTAGCTTGTGCAGCAGGAGTAGCCATCATGGCAACATGCGCTTCAATATGCGCTTGATGATTTTGCTCTGCAAACGCTTGTAATCTTTGATTACGCAAAGCCTCTTGATTTTCTCTTGCTGGATTCATGGGCTGTGGCTCTAATGGCCTTGGCAAGATCTGATCAATGTTTGTAACGCCAAGAGCCTCGTACATCTGACGATATGCCTGATATAAACCCTGTGGACCGCCATGAATATCTGGATTTGACTGCACAAGCTGCAATTGCGTCTGCGCTAACGCAATTCTTTGCGACATAGAGAAGATATTAGGGTCTGATACGGGTAAAACGTCTACTCTTTGGTCAAAATCCTGCGCTTTTATCTCTTGAGGCGCACCCGGAACCGCATATGGGTACACAGGGGGCATAAATCGTGCAAAAACATTGGATAAAAGCTTAAATTCCTGTTTTTGTGAGTAATGTAGGCGTTTATGAATGGCACTCATAACCTTTGTGCCGCGTTCCATAATAGCCATAGTAGTGCCAACAGGCGTTTCACCGCCCATTTCACTAATTTTCATGTCAGCCATGGACGCAAAACGGCGTCCAGAGTCCACAAGAGTGCCAAGTAAGTTGTAAAGCGTTCCTGATGGCTCTTTAAACGGCAGCGTCATGATAGATTGACGTATATCCATGCCAGCAGCGTCAATATCCCTGAACTCACCGGGCGACAATGGCTCATCTTCGTCCCTAATTCGCGCTCCACGAGCCTTAAAACCAGCCGGAAGATTGGAAAGAGTGCCAGCGTCTATCAATTGACGCAGAATACTCGTAGAGGCCTGTGATAAACCACCAATCATGTGTGTAAGACCGAAGCCATAGAAGCCAAGTCCGGGCAGAAATTTGTAATGTACAAAATACTGCTGTCGCCTCATGAGCATATCTGCCTGTTCGTAGTTTCTACGAATAGACAATACATCTCCTGATGACTCCAGAATTGTGACGATGTAAGGCAGCTTTAACCCACTTGGCTCTCCATCCGCTCTTACGTCTTGAAAACCCTCAAGATCAAGTGAGGTATGAACCTCATAGATCGTCATGTCTTCAGACTTACCGGATAATTCTACGCCTTGAGCTTCGTCAATAACTTCTTGGACTTCAGAATACTGCTTATCACCCCCTCCTCCGGGCAAATCTACATCACGATAAAAACCGCCAAGCTGCATCTTACGGATTTCATTACTATCCATGCGGATAATGTGCGTGATGCGAGGCGAGGTAAGTAAGTCAGTTGCGCCATACGGAACAACCAGATCTTCTGCATGAACAAACTTACTTACTGGCCTTTGCAGTAATGGATCTGAGTAAACCTTTTTAAAGGTAGACCCAACAATAGGAAGATAGAAGAGCATTTGATCTGTTTCGGGATCATACTCTTCCATCTCATAAGTGAGCATGTAATTCATATAATGTTTTACACGCTCTGCCTGTGCAGTAACTTCAGGCGTTTCAGCACCCACAACCTGAGTCCTGACAGGGCCACCTGACGGCAACATCTCTCTGTACGCTTGAGCCTGAAACTGCGTTACAGACTCGGAGAGCAAAGGATGAACCACACCTGTAGCACCCTCAAACGGCTGTGTGCGCTCATCA